TATAGGTAGCTGATGCTTCTCCCCATCGCTGTGGCCGTTGCCTTAACGACATCGCCGATTATGTCATGTATTGGTGTCATATTCCGTACCCGTTCAGTTTCTCAGTCATTGAATAACAAACGTAAAAGCCATCCTCCATCATCCGCTCGTGAGCCTCAACCATGCAGTTCCAGGCACGCATTTGCAGCCATCTCGGGTTCTGCAGAGTGCTGTCTGAGGCGGTGTCGACTCCGATGGGTGATGCGTGGAACTGGCCCATCTCCAAATACTTGAAATAGACATAGCATGCTGCCGGAGCTGGCGTGAACTTCTCCATCTCAAGGATAAGGTTCTTCATCTCGGCGTCGCTGCCATCCCTGTCGCAGGCGTATTCACAAAGACGTTGGGCTGTCTCACTGCCGAACGCGAGGCGGAAGTACTCCTTCTCGTACCAGTCAATGAAAGCCTCCATCTTTGCCACGTCAGCGTTACGGGTCACGCTCGGGACTCCCGTGTTAAGGTTGAGTCCCAAGTCGATGATTCCCGTGAAGTCAGTCACTTTCGTTAACATTCCCTTCTGTTTTTATCGTTTGTTTACTCACCAGGAGTGATAGCTGTGATTACGTTGCTGAAGCTGTCAGCGACGAATGCAGCCTTGTCCTGTAACTTCACGTAGTAGATTACACGCTCTTCTGCAACGACGGTCACTAAGTTCTTAGTGAAGTCATCGTTAACCCAACCGACGCTGATCTCAGCCGGTTGCCAGTCGCGGATGTGCATGTAGTTGAAGTCACCGATCACGAAGTTACCAGCAGTGATGTTGGTAGACTGGATGATCTGCAAGTTCGGCAATCTGCGCTCGATTTCCTCGAACAAGTAAGCGCCGGTCGTTGTCTTTGCGCTCAGGATCGTTGAGAAGTCGATTGGGTTCAGGATGAGTGCGTTCGGACGGAAGCTCATGCCGCTTGCTGAAGCCACCTGAGTGTAAGCAGCCACGATTGCGTCGAAGTAGTTAGGAGTTGCAACCTCAAAGCCTTGCAATGTGTATGCTGGAAGGCTAACGCCGCCAAGGATGGTGCTCTCTTCTTTCAAGCGAACACGGCTCAACATGATGCGCATGCACTCGCTTACGAATGCAGGGAAGTCGTACAATGTCTCTTCAGAGAACTTCTCCCATACTGCGATCTTGACTGCCTGGATGGTACGCTCTGAGTAGTCAGTGTCCATCTGAGACTTTGCGGCACCCTGAGCGACAACAGCTGCGTCACCCTCACCGGCTGCGATCTCGGCGATTGTGATAGCGCGTGCGCTGGATGGTGTCACGTCAGAAACGAGACGCAAAACGTTTTCTTGCAAAGGCAATACTGCGTTGTCGTCGCTTGCTGCGTTCAGATACAGTATGGAGCCTGTTGTGATGGTGCCTGCTGCCTTCATGTCTAACTTGAGGCGGAGGTCTTTGCCATTCTCGTTGATAGCACGCTTGAGGTCGATTTTCTCCACGCCCTCAACGATGCTGATGTAGCTCTTCAGTTGTTCTCTCAACTGAGCTTCGATAGATTTTCTCATCTCTTTATCGTTTTTTGTTTCAAACTTGGCCTTAAGGTCAGTGATTGTATCCTCAAGTCCTTTGATGCTCTCTTTGATGGAGGCGTCATCATACATGGCCTCCTTCACGTTGTCGGCGATCACCTCATCCATCGCCTCGAACTTCTTCACATCCTCTTCGGATGCGTCTTTCAAAAAGTCAACTAATTTCTTTGCCATAGTAAACTCAAATTTTAAAACAGTCAAAGATGGATTTCGGTGTATCGGCTTGCCCTTCCTTCGCAAGTGACTCCTTCGCCGGCTTGCTGCTTGCAAGTGATATTGCCTTCGCCATTATGCTTTGTAGTTTCTGTTGTCTCTCGATAGGCATGCCCTTCATGAAGGCCGCCAGCTCCGCGTTCAGATCGTCCACAGGATCGTGCCCCTCACCCTTGAGCCCTAAGTATTCAGTCTCAGGGTTGGCGGCGATTGATACCACGCTGATCTCGTACAGCTTAACCTCACCCACGATGTACGCGTCACGAAGCTCATCGTATCTCACCGCATCCCAAACGTATGAGAAGCCGATGCTGAACTGGTTGAGCGTTCCCGACTCCAGCTGCTTTATGCAGCGGTCGCCGAGCTCTATCTCATCAATCACAGCCTCAAAATACAAGCCCTTCTCGTCCTCACGGAGTACGGTGATGCGTCCGAGCGGCTCATCAGTGTCGTGCTGCCACAAGAACAAGATCTTGCCGTTGGCGTCTGACTGAGGTCCGCGCTCCTGGATGGATTTTGCGAAGCAGCCTGGAAGCAATACGTCGCCGTCTCTGTCCACGTTGTTGAAGATAGCGCCATATCCGCTGATCGTGCGTGACTCACCGTTGTATGTGTAGTCCTTCGCGCTTATCTGCATGTGCTGGATGCCCAGCTTCTTGATGTCTCTAATCATTTTGCGTTATGTTTAGAGGAGAGGAGGGATCGATGTCGATGTACTCAACAAGCCCCTGCCGTGCCTCCTCGATTGTTATCAATCCGTCGCTCACAAGTTTGCCGTATGCGCTGGCAGCCTGGCTGATGGTGTCAGCCATCGCCCTTCTATCCTTTTGCAGACACTCGACATCTCCGAAGTCCATAGTGATGAACTCACCCTGTCGGCAGATGCTGCGTGTCAGTGCCTCGCAAATCTTCTTGCTGTCAGGTATCACGATATCCTGGTATGTGCCTTTCTTGGCGCTCTCCTGGTTATCGTACTTCGCGTCGTCAAACAAGTTGTAGTTCACTCCCAGCGCGTTGCAGATAGCCTTCGTCGCCCGCTCATCGGTCTCCGGCAACTTCAACTGGTCGGAGTTGTAGTCCAGCGGCAACCAGCCGAGTCTGTACCTGGTAACAAGTATCGGGTAGTCCTGCCCCACAAGTCCGTAGTTCTGCTGGAACCTATCCATCACCTCGCGTTCCTCAGTTCGTGTGAGCTGGCTGTTGCCCATCTCATCCGTATAGTCGCTGTAAAGGATGCCCTTCGGACCTCCGTTCACCAGCAGGGTGTGTGTGGCAGCCATAGCCGCCGTCCAGTTCGATACCGCCGAGCTCAGTGAGTCGGACGGTGTGATGAAGTCGATGAGGTGCTTCTTGTCGTCGCCGATGATGAACTGCGAGTTGTAAACAAGACAGTACTCGTATGGCTGCAGGGTGTAAACCTCATCCTCTCGCATGCCCGTGCGGATGGTGGCTTTCTCGATGACGTCCTTAGCCTCATACTGCGCGTACAGCTTTCCTGTGCCGTACAATCTGAAACGCTCTGCAGGCACCACCCACATAGCCTTCGGCGTGCTGGTGGCGGTTGCCCTCACAAGTGCGATAGGGCAGTAGCCGAATGCCGAGAGCTGGAGCTCCACCTGCTTGATGAAGCCTGTCCAGGTCTGCAGTGGGTTCGGAGTTGAGAGCAGCTTGCGAAGGTCCGCTGATGAGGCTCTCTCGTTGCCGTCGGCGTCGGTAACAAGGACGTTGCCCCTGGACGCCATAGCCCCGAGCCGGTCACAAACCATGTAGAACGGAGCGCAGAGCATGAGTGCCCTTGCCTTCTCGGAGTCCAGGCGCATGTCGAACGTCACGCGCTCACGGTTGCCCACGCGCTTGGATAGATACCAGTGTCCGTCCACCTCGCGGGTGTATGAGTGCACCACGTTGATGGGGTTGAGCGATTTACGGTTTAGCCCGAGTCCGTTTGTTAAGTTTTTCAGTATATCCATAAAACTAAAAAAAGTGGCAGTCACGCTGCCACTTCCCAAACTAACAACAAATAAACCGTATGAGCAATCCTTGGGTGCCGTGCATCTTCACACGGCTGCAGCTGTCTGCACTTCAAAGTTAGTTATTTATTTTCATTCTCGCAACACGCTCAGCCACCCTGCAAAGTAGGTACATAGCCTCGTATGTGCTTGTTCTGTCGTATGTGATGAGGTTGGAGTACAGCTCACCGAGCCCCGCTTTGAACTTGAAATC